CCTTACATTCGACCAGATAACCGCTAAATTAGCCGGTACTTTCGAGAACCAGGCTTCTAAACAAGCAGATACATTCCAAGGAAAGTTAGCCCGCCTTACAGTAGCCTTCGATGAAGGTAAGGAAACAGTTGGCGCTTATATCCTCGATGCTATAACTCCAATGGTCGAGACTTTGGTTAAGAATGTAATCCCGGCTATTCAGGACTTTACTTCTAACCTAGGCGATAAACTCGCTCCAGTTATGAAAGTCATCCAGCCAATCATTAACGGCTTACGATCAGCGTTTAGTTCTGTACGCAATGCTCTTGCTGAGAACAATGACGAGCTTCGCCCATTCTTTAGCCTTCTCAAAAACATTGCAGACTTCGTAGTTACTTATATGGCTCCGGCTATTGGAGAAACCCTTGGCCTAGCATTTAAGGCTCTTGGCAAAATCATCTCAACTGTTATCGACCAGTTCGCTAACTTCGTAGATCAGATTACTAAAATTTATAACACAATTAAAGGAATCATCGATGCTATTAAGGGAGCAGGATCGGCGGTAGGCAACTTCTTTTCTGGTGCCTCATTATCGACAGGGGCTGCATCTCCATCAGCTCCAATGACTCCAACTCCTGCGCCGGTTACACCTTCAGTCCCACGCTATATCTACGCCAGCCAGGGCAGTACAAACATTACAGTTAACGGCGCAATCGATAGCGAGTCAACTGCTCGCCAGATCGTAGGACTTCTCAACGATTCCTCAGCTCGAGGAACTCTCGGTGGCTCAGGGCTCGTATTCGTATGACCGCCTATACACCTTCCTATAAGGTTCTAGTCGATGGCACAGAAGTAACAGATGTAACTATTGCCAACCTTACGGTTACTTCAGGCAGAACGGATATTAATGTCCAGCCGTTAGCAGGCTACTGCCAGTTGCAATTATTGAACCTGGATAACTCAAGTTATAACTTTACAGTAGGTTCTGGCCTCACAGTTGAAGTAACTAATTCTATTGGTACTTATGTGCCCATCTTTGGCGGGTTGATATCTGATTTCACTATTGCCGTTAATCGGGCCGGTGATCGCGGATACACGACAACGGCAACTATCACGGCTCTTGGGGCATTATCTAAATTGCCTAAAATTATCGATAATGGCGTTTTATCCCAAGACCAAGACGGAGACCAGATTTACACACTTCTTTCTGGGTATCTTTCAGGAACATGGAACGATGTGCCAGCAGCCCAGACTTGGGCTACTTATGACCCTACTGAGACTTGGGCTAATGCCGTAAATATCGGATTAGGGGAAATTGACCGCCCGGGCGATTACACCCTTATTGCACGATCATCGAGCAAGACAGACCTTTACTCACTTTGCACCGATATCGCTAACTCAGCTTTTGGGGTTCTTTACGAGGATGCTAACGGCAATATTGGTTATGCAGACCAGACTCATAGACAGGATTATCTAGCGGCTAATGGCTATACCACCCTAGATGCTAACCATGCCAATGGATTAGGACTAGCTGCGACTACTCGCGCTGGAGACCTTAGAAACTATTTCAATATTATTTACGATAACAATGGCAACCAGTCCTATGTGGCTCAGGATTTAACTAGCCAATCTCTTTATGGCACTTATGCAGAATCTTATACTTCTCGCATTAAGCATACTGCAGATGCAGAAGCACTAGCAGATCGTTACATCGAGCTTAGAGCCAATCCTTATCCTAAGTTCCAGAGCATTACCTTTACTCTTGGAAACCCTGAAATTGATGATGCCGATAGAGATGCCCTAATTAACATATTCTTAGGCCAGCCAGTCTGGATTCAGAATCTACCGCCTAACATTACTAATGGGTCATTCCAGGGGTATATTGAAGGCTGGACATTTAGGGCAAGCCTAAATAACCTCAGCCTGACTTTCAACGCTTCTCCAATAAACTTCTCCCAAGTTGCGGTAAAATGGGAACAGGTAAATGCAGCGGAGACATGGAACACACTTAACACCAGCCTAACCTGGCTAAATGCGATAGGAGTAGTAGCGTAATGGCAACAACAACCACGAACTTTGGGTGGGATATCCCTCAGTCGACAGACCTCGTAAAGGATGGCGCTACCGCTATTGCTGCACTTGGCCAAGATATCGACACAGCTATGGTCGATCTTAAAGGCGGCACTACAGGACAAGTATTAGCAAAGGCATCTAACACAGACCTTGATTTCTCATGGGTTGCTCAAGATGATTCTAACGCTATTCAAAATGCTATAGTCGATGCTAAGGGTGATCTCATTGCTGCAAGCGCAGCGGATACTCCAGCGCGTCTTGCGGTTGGTACCAATGGACAGGTTCTCACCGCAGATTCAACAGCAGCAACTGGCCTCGCATGGGCTACAGCAGCAGCAACTGGCGGAATGACATCAATCGCGACAGGTTCATTATCTGGAGCAAGCACCAATATCAGCGGAATTTCAGGCTCATACAAGTCTCTTAAGTTAGTTCTAGTTGGATGGTACGCATCATCAGTAGATGCAACTATGTCATTTAACAGCGACACCTCATCAACTTACCAATGGGCAGTTATAAAATCAGCCGCTAACACGCCTTCAACTCTTGGTGAAGGTGCCACTAAAATGTACCTACATCAACAAAGTGGATCTACAAGCAATACCACAGCAGTAGCAATTTTGGATGTAGATGATTATGCAAACGCTAGTTATGGCAAAGTCTGGACTTTAAAGAATTATTATGTAGCCAGCAATAACTCAACAAAAGTATTTGAAAACCAAGCTGGTTTCTTTGATTCAACTACAGCAATCACATCAATCCAAGTTACTACTCCTGGCACATGGTCAGGTGGAACTTATGTCCTTTATGGAGTGAAATAATGCCTAAGCCAATTATCAAAATCCACAACACAGAAACCGATGAAGTTATCGAGCGTGAAATGAACAATGCTGAATATGCAAATCATCAGAAATCGGTAAAAGAGTCTGAGGAAAGAGCAGCACTAATAGAAGCAGAAGCAGCTTCTAAAGCTGCGCTCCTCGAGCGTTTAGGCATTACAGCCGAGGAAGCCAAGCTCTTACTGGGATGACTCCTAAGTTATGCAAAGCCGGACAACAGTTAAGGCTTCAGGTCGATGATTCTTACAGTTCAAGGGATAAGTCCAGCGATGGGTGGCTTGGCGATTACCGTCATTCAACGCGTGCTTCTGACCACAATCCTAATGAACAAGGTATCGTCAGAGCCATTGATATTGACCGGGATCTATCTGGTAAAGCAAAGCCAGACCTCATGCCTGACCTTGCAGATCAGATTCGACTCTGCGCAAAGTCTGACAAAAGAATTAGTTACATCATATTCAACGGCAAAATTGCTTCCCCTCGCATGGGGTGGCGCTGGCGCAAGTATTCTGGAATCAATCCGCATACTAAGCATTGCCATGTCTCTTTCACTAAGAAGGGCGATGCAGATGGCTCGTTCTTTAATATCCCAATGATAGGCGGAACTGTATGAATATGAAGAACCCAGCAATCCTTACAGCAGGAGCGTTCCTAGCTGCATGGGGAGCATCTAACTTTGCACTCGATTATCGCTCAGTTCTTTGGGCGGTTCTAGCAGGCGTGTTCGGATACGCAACTCCTAAGAAATAATGAGCGCGGTAGATTACTCGGCTATTGCCGTTGGAATTGTTACTGTCCTTGGCGGCACAGCTGCGTTTCTACAGTTTCTAGTTAAACATTACTTAAATGAACTTAAGCCCAATGGTGGCTCTAGCATTAAGGATCAGGTCAATCGACTAGAAACGCGTGTCGATACAATCATCGAGCTGTTAGGTAAGTAACACTTTATCTATGGCAAGGAAGCGACCAGTCATAGACTTAGATACTTATAGCAAGCTCGATGCTTATTGCATAGCTATGAATGAGTATTACAAGTCATTACGCAGAGCAGGATTCACAGAGACTCATGCCTTCTGGCTGCTCTCAGATCGTGAAACCTTCCCGGACTGGATAATTCCCGACCTACCCAACCGGATAGACAATATCCCATACGAGGATGATGACGAGGACTAAATGAAGCGAATCGTTATTCTGAGCGATTTACAGGTTCCTTTCGAGGATGTCCATGTAACCCAGAACATAGCAAGATTCCTACAGAAGTTTAAGCCAGACCAGACAGTAACTATCGGAGATGAAATTGACTTCCAAACCATCTCTAAGTGGAGTGAGGGAACCCCTCAAGCCTATGAGCAGAGCCTTGGCGATGATCGTGACAGATGCGTCGAGCTGCTCTGGGAATTGGGTGTTACTGACTGCATCCGAAGCAACCACACAGATAGACTTTATAACATTATCATGAAGAAGATTCCCAGCTTCTTATCCTTACCAGAGCTGAAATTCGAGAAGTTCATGAAGTTCGATGAACTAGGCATCACCTTCCATAAGAACCCCATGAACATCGCTCCAGGCTGGATAGCAGTCCACGGAGACCATACGCCTATTAAGAATCTAGGTGGCCTTTCAGCCTTAGAAGCAGCCCGTAGACACGGCAAGAATGTCATCTCAGGACATACTCACAGAGCAGGCCGTAGCGCCTTCACAGAAGCTTCTGGTGGCCGTTTAGGGCGTGTTCTGCATGGAGTCGAGGTTGGCAACCTAATGGACTTTAAGAAGGCCGGGTACACAAAAGGTTCTGCAAACTGGCAGATGGCGTTCGCGATTATGTATGTCCATGGATCTATGGTTCAAGTCGACCTTATTAACATCGAGAAGAATGGAACCTTTATAGTTCAGGGGAAGGTCTATGGCAGGCCGCGAAAGTGACTTGGCTTACAGCCTAGACGATGCCATTGACGAGGTGGAATTGTTACCGTTTCGTTATCTAAATCTTATCGACCAAGAGCTGCCACTAGGGTAACTTTCTCTTAGTGCCGAAGTACGGCGCGAAGGGAGCAAGATGATTACCAATCACGATCACATAGTATTACTTTCGATGCTTATCGGGTCATTGCCTGGATTCTTAATTGGATACGCCAAAGGCCATGAACACGGCAAGATTCAGGGCAAGATAAATGCTCGCCGTTTAATCAAGGCTCAGACTCAGCACCAGGTTAATCGATGAACGCCCGTGATTTCCTCAACGAAGCGAGAGCTACTATCCAAGACCGAGGACTTGATTACGGTCACCCATCGGACAATATGCAGCGCACCGCCGCACTCTGGAGCGCATACCTCGAAATGCCAGTTACAGATTATCAAGTGGCGATGTGTTTGGCATTGGTCAAAGTCGCAAGAAGCATGGAATCTCCAAAGCCAGACAATTTCATCGATGGCTGTTCGTACTTCGCAATATCCGGTCAGCTCCATATAGAGGAGAATGAGTTATATGTTTAATTTAGATGATTACGAAACAGTCGAGGAACGCCTAATCAAATACTGGAAGGATCACCCAGATGGTCAGATTCATACGAAGTTGCTGGATTCAACTACTACTCGCTTTATCGTTGAAGCTAGTATCTATAGAACTGAAGCAGACTCTAGGCCTTGGACAACTGGCCTTGCTGAGGAAACAGTCCAAGGTCGCGGAGTTAATGCTACTTCTGCCCTTGAAAATTGCGAGACAAGTGCGATTGGTCGCGCACTCGCAAATGCAGGCTACGCTACTAAAGGAAAGAGAGCGTCTCGCGAGGAAATGTCTAAAGTTGCTGCAAGCCAAGAAGTAAAGGCTAAGATCGAGCAAGTAAAGGCTAAGATGGCAGAGACATCAAAGGAGTATGTTCCAGTACCAAAGGAGAGTGATCCATGGAGTCAGTCATTCGCAGCACCAGTTCAGACCTTAGAGACGGCGGTAGAGATGGTGAAGGATGTCCTTGGTGGCACTCCAGTAGACGAGAGCTGTATTCATGGTGCGCGTGTCTGGAAGACCGGAACCTCTAAGGCAGGCAAGCCTTGGGGTCATTGGAAGTGCATGGCTCAGATTCTAGGAGATGCAGAGCGTTGCGAGCCTATCTGGTACGAGATTGATAAAGAGACCGGACAATGGAAGCCACAGGTTAAACGATAATGGGATACATACAGTTTCTTAATCAAGATGGCGAATGGGAAGAATTCCCTAATGAAGAGCAGAGAGCCAATTTAAGGGCTAATGCTGAACTACTCGAGGAGATGGGTTACAAGCTGATATGCCAGTTATGTAACAAGTTCCCTACTAGATCACAGATTCGCAGTCGATACTTATTGCATGAGTGGACTTGCGAGGACTGCCATACAGTTAATTCGGCAGGCAAGGCATGAGCCATACATATAACTTTAATGCCGGTTCATTTGGCTGGACTAATTGCAGCATCTGCGATAACGATGTTATGTGTAATGAATACACCCGAGATGATGGGTTAGTAGTCTGGTTGTGTAAGAAGTGCGAAGATAAACTGCATCTATGACACGACACAGAAAAGACCGAGGATTACGCACGGAGCGAGTCGTTGCTAGTTATCTCCAGCAATGGTGGCCCCATGCAGGAATCGGTCGAGGAGCTGGAAAAGATATAACCAATGTCCCGTTCGACATCGAGGTTAAGGCTAGATCGGCGTTCCAGCCATTGGAGTGGCTGCGCCAAGCAAGCAAGCGGGCGGATGGCAAAGAGCTACCGTTCGTGGTGTGTCGTATGAATGGCCAAGGAGAAGATGCTTCCGAGTATCTGGCCTTTATGCGGTTTGCAGACTTGGTGCAGCTACTTCTTCCAATTTACGGAGATATACATAAAGATTCGGTAGAATTAGTCCCTGAAAGATGCACACTATGTGGATCATGGAAACTAAAGGATGTCCCATGCCGGACTTGCAAGGTATTTAATGCCAATTTATGAATTCGAATGTACCAACGAGGACTGCGAAGCTAATTTGCGGTACGAGAAGGAGTTATCTATCCATGAGCCACATTCCGTTAAATGCCAGTTCTGCCACTCAGACATGGCCAAAATCTACTCAGTCCCTAATATCCAGTTTAAGGGGTCAGGATTCTATAGCACCGATCAATAGAGCTTACATGCCGCCTAGTGCTACCGATGACTGGGCTACGCCTCAGGCGTTCTATGACAAGTTAAACGAAGTGCATGATTTTGACCTCGATGTAGCAGCTTCAAGCACTAATCACCTATGCGATGACTGGTTTGGCTTAGACCATCCAGATGAGTCCAGGAGAAACGGCTTAGAGGCTAAATGGACAGGTCATGTATGGTGCAACCCACCTTATGGTCGAGGTATCTATGACTGGGTTCTAAAGGCTTCTCAACATCATGATTTAGTAGTAATGCTATTGCCCGCTAGAACAGACACCAAATGGTTTCATGATCTAGTTCTGCCTAATGCTGAAGTTACATTCGTAAGAGGCCGTATTAAATTCGGAGCAGGATTAGCCTCAGCCCCATTCCCATCGATAGTCGTGGAGTTCCCATGCTGCGGATAAATAGTTATGCACACCTGTGGATAAGTAGGGTACGAAACATCACTCCACGCTCAGGACACGCCGAAGTTATACACATGCTTGACTGGCTCGGTACACTCTTGGCTAGAGCCCTCAGGGGCTCAGAGCGGGCGCTTAAGCGGATAGCCCGCTCGGTAGCAATCGTTATTGGGATATCTCTATGCGTACCTATGAGTCACGCTACAAGTGGCTCAAT